CAAGCCCTTTGAACATAGTGATGCGTTCAATCCTGAACGGGCTGAACTAATTATTCAATGTTATATGGGAAGATATGCAACCCCTAAGAGATTGGGAAGGCAACCAACAATTGAAGACTGGACTCGCATTCATAACGGGGGGCCGAACGGTCACCGGAAACTGGAGGCAACGCAACCCCATTGGAACAAAGTTAAAAAAGAGCTTGCAAAGCTAGGGTTTTTCAACTCTAGTAATAACTGAACGGGGCATTGCCCCACTAATAAAAGGAAAGATATGACAACCGAAGAAAGAATAAACGAAGCCCTTCAAATGATTGAAGGAGCAAGGGAAGATGTGCGAGACAACTGGGGAGACCCTGACGCACGGGAATCAGTGGATATGCAATTGTCCGTTGCCGAGTCTTGGCTTAGGATATTGCCAAACCTAATAAGGTATGACCTGACCGATGCCAAGTATCAAGGAGAGATTGATGGCATGGATAGACTGGGGAAGGTTTACAACAACTTGCAAGATCAACTCCAAGCTGGGGAGGGCAACCTATCCCGATGAGAGAGTTTGAAATAGGAGACTACCTTGTCAAGATTGACCTAAGCGAGCGGCTCATTGCCGAGGTTTGGGAAGACGGGGAAGAGATATTAGATACGCTTCCCGACTCAAAGGTCTTTGACCTTATAGGTCTTGCCGAGCAAGAAGCGAGGGATCAGTATGAAGAAGATCGGGCTGAGGCGTGTTTTGACGATTGCTATCACGGCGCATAAGAAATGTCGTTTGAATTGGAACGGAGGGTTTGGGCTATCCCCTTACCCTCAACAGACAAGCTTGTCCTTCTGTGCTTGGCCCACTATGCCAACCCAGACAATGGCCTGTGCTACCCTTCCACCTCAAAGATAGGGAAAGATACCGGCCTTCACCCGAAAAGCGTTTCTAGGGTGCTTACAAGGCTTCAGAAACGCAAGCTCGTTACAATCAAGAGAAGGATGGACAACTCCAACCTGTTCACCGTCACATTACCGGGGGGTGGTAACCGTCAGCAAGCCCCCAAAGGGGGTAGTAACCGTAAGTTACCCTATCCTAGTATTATATTACCAAGAGAAAGTTATAGTCTGTTAGAGTAACCAAGAGTTACTTACTGACTAGGAGTTTTGTTATAAGTTACCAAGAATTTACCAAGAATTATTATGAAAGAAGAAATATGGAAAGATGTTATTGGCTATGAGGGAGTGTACCGAATATCCAACCAAGGGAGAGTCATGTCCTTGAAGCATGGCAAGACTAGGATTATGGCAGATAGAATGAACAACAAGGGGTACATTGACGTTCTTTTGTATAAAAATAAAAGGACTAAATCTTTTTACGTTGCTCGCCTTGTGGCCCAGCATTTCCTTCCCGATTGGGACAAGTCCTTGCAAGTGGATCACATCAATGGGGAGAGGACTAATAACCACGTTGACAATTTAAGGATGGTGACGTGCTCCCAAAACCTTAAAAGCTATAAAAAGAAAAGAGAGGGAGTAACATCTAAATTTCGGGGTGTTTGCTGGATGAAAGATAGGAAAAAGTGGAGGGCTCGCATCACGGTTGATCAGAAAAATAAATACCTCGGATACTTTGATGACGAAGAGGAGGCGGCAAGAGCTTGGGACGCAGCAGCCATAGAGAATGGATTCAATCCAGAAGCACTTAATTTCAAATGAAGTATGAACCAACAGAAAGTATGAAGGGGAAGATTGAGGCTGTGTTCACCGCAGTTTCAGAGTGGTACGGCATACCCCTTGAACAAATATTAAGCAGAAGGAGGGACCAGCACACCGCAGAAGCGAGGTTTGTTTCAATCCATCTAGCCAGTAAAATTCCAATGGCGGCATGGCCCAGCATTGGATGGTATTCCAACAGGCATCATCTGTCCTGCATCTATGCAGACAAACAGGTGATGGAGTGGAAGGAGACAGACTCCAAGTTTGCAAAGCGACTCACCGGAGTGACAGAAGCAGTCGATCCATTATTAAAACCAACCGATAAACCTAAAAAAGTATGACCGAAAACAAAAAAACTAAACAGCAGTTGACAGAAAACAATCCATCGGACAGGGATTTAGCTCTTGTCAGATACAAAAATAGAAAAGAGAGACGAGGCAGGCCACGCAAGTGGATGCCCGGAGACAGGGTGAGATTGCAGACAACTATCAGCCCCCAAACTCATGATCTTTTGCACCGCCTAGCCTATGAGCAGCAGTGTTGCACCGGAGTTATCATTGATAAGATGCTAAAACCTGAACCAAGAGAACAAAACGAACCTTTGCATATTAAAATATGAAAACACCTGATGAAATAAAAAGGGAACTGAGTTCCAAAATTGATAGGCTAATGGCCGATATGTTTCCCGGAGCAAAGAGGGAAGCAGGAGGTCGGTATGTCATGGCCGACTTGCGGGGCGATGCCGAGGGCAGGTCTTGCAATGTATTCAAGGCCAAGAATTCCTCTGTCTACGTTGCCAAGGATCACCAGACCGGAGAGAGTTGCAACATCCTAGAGCTGTGCCACCGCAAGCTGGGTGGATCATTCTCAGAGACAATGAGATGGGCTCTCAAGTTCTGCGGCTTTGAGCAAATCAGAACGGTCAAGACAGAGGAGAGAGTTGAGGTGAAAGCACTCCCCGAAACTGCTCTCAGGGGCAGCGAGGTTCACAAGTACATGGTGGAGAAGCGGGGTATCAACGAGCGTACCCTTGGTAAGTATAACATCTTTGCCGAGGAAAAGAATGGCTCTCACTGGTGGGGAGCTCCGCTCTATGATACCGAGGGCCGTTGTCGGATGCTCAAGTATACGTGCATCACCCGCATAGGAAACAAGAAACAAATCTATTCCACCCAACCAGTTTTCAACACACCGTTTGGACTGCACCTAGTTGGGGAGGATGACCGAGAGCTTATCATCTGCGAGGGGGAGATTGATTGTATGTCCCTGCACCAGATGCAGAAGGAGAGCAACATTCCTGTCATTGCTGTCCCTTCAGCAAGCAACCACGGGTGGATTGAGAACTGCTTTGAGATGCTGACTAGGATGGAACGCATCTACGTTGCCAGCGACATGGATGACGCAGGTCAGCAGATGTTTATCAAACTCTCTCAGAGGCTCTCAGCGGACCGCTGTTACCGGATTGAGATACCGGAGCCACACAATGATGTGAACGATTGGTTGGTCAAGGATCACCCCACTGAGGACGATCTAAAGAAGCTCATGGATAGTGCCAAGGGCAACGAGCCAGAGGCATTGGTAAGGCCCAACGATTTTGTATTGCAGATGCAGGATTGTGTCACCCAACAAGAGAGGGAGAGGGAATGGAAGAATTGGTGCTTCCAAGATATGCCCCTGTCATTGAGGGAAAGCGAGCTGTTCACTATCATAGGTATCCCCGGATCGGGCAAGAGCCAGATAGCATACCAGCTACTACTCCACCTAGCCAGCACTGGCACTAAGTGCATGGCCGTATCCTTTGAGGTTCCCATTGAGAACATGATGCTCCAACTAGGAACACAACTCCTTGGAGAGGAACCCAAGCATGAGCAGTGTTCTCAAGTTGCTGATGAACTAGGAGAGAACATCTTCTTCATAGATGACACCAACTTCCGAGACTGTGGAAACAACTGGGAAGGACTGAAGGCAGAGATTATATTGGCTAAACAAAAGTATGGGATTAACACCATATTGATAGATAGTTTTAGCTACCTTGCACCGAAGCTTGACTTTGAACAGCAAGGTCTTATCAGTAAGGACTTAGCTAGGACAGCGGTTAAGCACCAGCTTTCCATTGTCCTGATAGCTCACGCCGATGCAAAAAGTAAAGAGAACGGGGGTACTAAGTATGCCCCTACCAGTCCGGGATCTATTCTGGGCAGTCAGGAACTGTCTCAGGCTAGCCACACCATTTGCAGTATGCACCGCAACACTGCCAAGGAGTTGGCAATGTCCAACGGAAGTGCGGAAGAGCAGGACAAATTCAAAAAGCAAGGCGATGCCACTTTCACCTGCTTCAAGCAACGCAACAGCGGGGTCAACTTTAGCCGCGACCTTTGGTTCGATACCAAAACCCGGCTATTCCAAACAAGCCCAATCTCTACCCTCTCACCAGAGGATGAGTATTGGTACAACGTAGACTAAATATATATGTCACAGATAAAAACCATAAAAACGGTGCGTCTCATGGGAGATGAACCAAGAAGCACGCCTAACGGGGACCTCTGGGGGTTCTGGTTAGAATTTGACGATGGCACAAAAGGAGTTGCCAACGGCAAAAGCAAAGCCCCTCGTTGGGCAGAGGCGGGAGCCACAGTAGAGGCAACCGACAGCACATACAAGACCCCAAAGGGTCACACCAAATGGAAAATCTCAATACCAAGAGAGATTCCACAGGACAGTCAAGGCTACACCGGACACCAGTCCAGTGATGGAACCGAGACGTTCTACAAACGACCGAACTACTCCAGCAATGGCGGTAGCGGAGTAGACAAAGGCAGAGAGATTGCCATTCAAGCTTGCATCAACCAAGCAAGCCAAGTGGCAGCTCAAGACAGCACGTTCAAGAGCGGTGGATACAATGAACAATTCAAACACATTGTATTCTCCATTGCAAAGGACTTGCTAGAAGTGAGGGAAGCCATCCAAGAGGGCCGAGATTTGGTTCAGGAGGAAGGGGCACCATTCTAATTAAACTGCGGGGGCTCCGGCCCCCGCTTTATATTATGGCACATTTTTATGAAATAAAAAAAGACTCAGGCTTCCTTCGGGATGACCTATCCACTGCCTTTCAGGCAAGGAGGGAATCCCAGAATAGTGGCAAAGCCATTGTTGCTAGCGTTACCGAGAAGCTGAAGGTTTTTCCCGATCCGTTCTTTGAAACTTGGAGAACCAAGAAAGCAATAGAACTCAGCAAGGAACACCCGCATCTCAGTGAGGAGAAAATCATGGAGATGATGTGGGGAATGAGGGTTCACCCGAAGACAGGTGAGGAAGTGACATCATCTTCTTGGGGAACCGAATGCCACAAGCATTTAGAAACTACCATTTGCGGGGGTCAGTGCCCCCCATCTTGGGAACCATTTGTCATGCCTTTCATTGAATGGGCAGATGACCAAGACCTAGAGGTGGTGGAAGTTGAGGGAGTTATTTCCAACAGCGACCAAGAATTTAACACGGCAGGAACGATTGACCTATTGGCCGTACACAATGGTAAGCTTTCCCTGTTTGACTACAAGACAAGGGAGGTGGCAGAGCATCAGGACATTACCCGCAAAGCATACCACAAAGATGCTATGCAACTAGCTTCGGAATCTAGGATGGTAAAGATTGCCAGCTACCTAGACTATGACCCACCAATCCACACCGTTATCATCAACACCAACAACGGAGACACCCATGTCAAGACGTGGACTGAGCAGGCACAGGCCAAGGCACTGGATGATGCCATCAGTTGCTTCATGTTCTATGACTCGGTGAACAAAATGAGATGAAGGTTTGGACCGAGGCTAGACTAAGATCGTTCATGATGTCCTGTGTTAGATCAGGGACTAGGAGGTGGGCTCCCAAATATCAAACACTCAATGAGTCGTTTGTTGAAAGCCAGAAGAACCCTAAGACCGGAAGGATGCGGAAGATGTATCGCTGTGCCATTACCAAGGATCTTTTCCCGGCAAAGGAGATGCAGGTCGATCACATCGAGCCGGTAATCCCCGAAAAGTGGGGACGCAAAACTAAATATCTTGGCTACAATTGGAACGAGCTTCTTCCTAGATTGTTCTGCGGAAAAGAAAACCTACAGGCA